TAAAGGTTTGACCTTACAGGAAACAGTAGCCCCATATGGAACTTATGTTAAATACGAGGGTGATACTCCTGTGTACACAGCCGAGGAAGCTGCCTATAAATATAATCTATTTAAAGGATGGGACCAGTCCGGATATGTAAACGGTGATAAAACTGTAAACGCAGTATTTGACACCTGTGAATATGTAGACGGATACTTCAATGATAAAGATCTCAAAGACCTGTCTCAGGTTGAGTTATATGCAATGATGAAAATGGGACTTGAGCAGAAAGTTCTTACTCTGAAAGACTCATTTGATTTCACACTTGGAGTTGACTTCCATTATAACGATATTGAGGAAGAAGAATTAATTTCTTCCACAACAGTTTTTGATGGAACAAATCACATTGACACTGGAATCTCTATTATGGATAAGGATAAGGATTTCACATTTGCGATTGACTTTGAATTTGACAATGAGAATGCAACAGGTGCTACTCTGGCACAATGCTTCCAGGGAGATGGTTCTAACGGATTCCGCTTATGGTATAGCCAGAGTTACAAATTATCATGGGGAACTGATAGTACGAATGCATCAAGCTCCGGTGGACGTGAAATTATTGTAATTCGTCATAAGGCAGGAAGTCAAAAACTCTATGTATACAATTCTAATATGTCCGGAAATGCAATCTCTACTGCTACTCTTCAGGCAATCCGTATTCCTGAGATCCCATCAACTCTTGTTTTTGGATGTGCAAAAGCAGACGATGGTGCTTATGAAAACTTTGCAAAAGGTAAGATCCACTGGTGTAAACTGTGGTATTCAGACCTTGGTGAAGAACAATGTTCGGACATTGCAGCATGGATTCATGAAACGATTCCAATGGAAGTAGCTAAATTTAAAGCATACTACTTGTCAGATGTAGCTTCTAAGAGAGCAAATGTAACATTTATTGCTTCAAATCTTCTTGGCTCTAAGAAAGCTTATAGTAATAAGTCTACAAATACTGGTGGATGGGCAGAATCTACGCTTAATACTTGGATGAATACACGTATTACGAAAGCTATATCACCACTCTGGAAAGCACTGATTAAGCCTGTTAAAGTTAGTTCTTCTACTGGAAATAAATCGAATACAATATCAACATCTAACTGTCGTTTTTATGTACCAGCTCTATATGACATTGATGCTTCTGCAGGAAGTGATCCGTATAGTTCTGAAACAAATGCAACAATTCCGTATTATGTTGACAGTGATTCAAGAAAGAAAGCAAGAACTTCAAGTCCAGATGTTTATGAGTCTTACTGGACTAGATCACCAAATGCCCAGGTATCTAACTGGGTTTACTCTGTAAGTGAGCAAGGTGATACATATGGATATTCTTATCCGGGACAGGAAAATGGAGTTCTTTTAATGTTTAGTATAACTTGTGAGGGGTAGGGCAACCTACCTCTCTTTTTAACGAAGGGAGCCAACTCACATGTATTACAAAGTAACTAATTCAATTACACAAGATATTGTGGATGTCATCAAGGAAATTCACTATATACAGTATCAAGAGAAACATAAAATACTGATTTTATGTGACATCAAAATTGCACAGGCTATTTTAAGTTCAGACGGTAAAAAAGGCTGGCATATTGATGGGCTGTATAATTTCCCACTTGATAACACAATATACGAAATTGAGCCTATTTCACGATTAGAATACGAAGAAATAGACGCAAAATTACACGAGGTAGATTAACATGGCAAAATTACCAGTATTTTTTACTGCCTCAACAAAAGCGATTGCTGAAAAAGCAATTCAGCGAGGTATCTTAAAATATCCAGGGCTTTGCTATATAGAAGACGGAAATGTAATTGCATGGATGACTGAAGATAATGAGATCAGATATACAAAAGGTGATAAACAAATCACTGACGTAAGATTTTCTGGATCAAATCTTCAGTTTTTTAATGAAAAGAAATTACTCTTCTCTTATGATCTATCCATGACAGACGAGGACAAGGACCATATTGTTGATGAAGTAAAACGACAAATCGGGCTTGATAGTTATATAAAATCCTCAGAGCTATCTACTATATTAGATAATATTATTGGAAATCTCGAAGATAAGCAAACTGTTGTAGATTATATTAACAGTCTGTCTTATAGAAAGCTCACAGATAAACCAATTGAATATTTGATCGGATCTCTTACAGTACCGGTCACAATTTCGACTCTTGATGATGGAATTTATAAAATCAAGGGTCAATTTATTATTGGTGGTAATAGCACCACCGTTCACTCTTCTGCAGATGAAGTGTTCTTTTTAGTTTCACATGATGAAGATACTCACGGCACATCTATTACTCAATTCCAAGGCAATTCTATACTTCTCTACTTTATCCAACAAGATGGTGATTACGTAACGGACAAATATGTAACTGAAAAATGGGTAAATGATCAGAATTTTATGTCTGCGGATTCTGCAAAACAATTCATTCAGGAACAGCTTGAGCTGACTGTGTCAGAGCTTGTGGATAAAAAGATAGATGAAGCTTTAGATAAAAAAATCGGTGGGCTTGAATCCACTGATATTGCAAACATATTTAACTAAATTTCCAAGGAGGAACAAATATAATGGCTAAATTACAATTTACGACTATTGACAATCTTCGTGAGTTTTTAACTCTTCATAATGTACAGATTGACAAAAAAATTTCCGATGCAACTGCAAATTCTATTAAAACTATATCACAGTCCGATGACGGATATATAGTTTATTTTTACACAAAACCAGCTCCAGTAACAGTAGATGAAGCTGTTTTTACTATTACTCTTCCACGTCCACTGACAAAAGCAGATAAAGTTAAGAATGCTGTCGCAGGACATTTAGCAGGTCTTGACAAAGATGGTAACCTTGTAGATTCCGGAAAATCTGTTACAGATTTTGATGCTGCTGGTGCTGCAGATACTGCAAAAGCAGAGGTGTTAGGTGTAGTTGGTACTATTCCAGCCGATGCAACAGCTAAGAACGTAGTTGACTACATTAAAGAAGTTGTTACTGCCGGTGCTTACGATGACAAGCAGATTAAAGCAGACATCGCAGCAAACAAAGGAGCTATTGATACCCTGAACGGAACAGGCGATGGTTCTGTAAAGAAAGCCGTTTCCGATGCTGTAGCTAAAATCGTAGCAGAGGCTCCAGAATCTTATGATACTCTGAAAGAAATTTCTGATTGGATCACAAATCATACATCAGATGCTGCTACAATGAACAGCCAGATTAATACAAACAAAACAGATATTGCTAATCTGAAAACTTTGATTGGTACATTACCTGACACAGCAACCTCTAAAGATATTGTAAGCTACATTGCTGAGTACGTATCTAAAGCTCTTGCTGATTCTGATCTCTCTCAGTATGCAACAGCTGAGGCTCTGAAGGCTTGCGTAGGTAGAGTAGATGCTATTGAGAAGAAAATTCCTACTCTTGAAGCAGCCGACACAGCTAATACAGAAGCCATTAATGGTGTTAAGACTAGAGTTGAAACCGTAGAAGGCAAAGTCAAAGCTATTGAAGATGATCTTGCAGTTGAGAAACCAAAGATTGCAAAAAATGCAACTGATATTGCAGCCTTACAAGGACTTGTTGGTGATGGTTATGAAGCTATTCCATCTGAAAAGATTCAGGCTCTCTTTAAAGTAACTGAGTAATTATTATAAAGGAGGGGAATTTCCCCTCCGTTTTTGAAAGGGCATAATGGACATGAAAACACAATTTCTTGATTATAGCGGATTAGGGGAGGCCGTAAATTTAATAAAAAATGTATTGCCGACCATAAAGAAATTCTTCCTTATGCTTCTTTAGGATCGTTCCCCTCACAAGGTATTATAGACGGAATCTATATAGATACAGCTACAAATTCAATTGACCGTGGTATGCCTGTTGAAGAAATAAAGGAAATATTAGGTCACGTAAAATTAGACACTACTCTCATTTATGCAAAAGTAAGTAAGGAAAATATTAAACACGATCACAGAAAATATATAATATAAAAACATAAACACTTATGAAAGGGGTGATTAAAAATATGAAAGAGCAATTTCTTAATTTATCTGGATTGACAGAGCTTGTAACATATATAAAATTATGTATTGCACAACACAAGATGATAATCCCAAGAGCCTCTTTCAGCTTGTTTCCTAAAACTGGGGACGAAAATAATATTTACATTGATACATCAACTAATTCAATCTATAGGTGGAATGATTCCGATAAATCGTTTGTTTTATTAGCCAGACCACCACGGAATATAAGCATATCTGAGGGTAAAAATAATGGTCAAATTACATTAAAAGTGGATGAAATTGAATCAAATGCTACTGTGCATGGTTTGAAGAGTGCAGCCTTTTCTAATGTTTCTTCTTTTGCCACATCTGCGCAGGGAGCTAAGGCAGATTCAGCAGTTCAATCTATTACAATCGCCCCTGGTACAAATAATGGTACAGTAAAAATAACCGTAAATGGTGTAACAACGGATAATATTAAAGTCGCAGGTCTTGGATCCGCGGCTTTTTCAGATATAGCAGTATTTGCGCCAGCCAAACACACTCACAGTAAAAGTGATGTTGGACTTGGCAATGTTGACAATACCGCAGATATAGATAAAAGCGTTAAGTACGCAGGATCTTCTGGAAGTTCTAATACTGTTGTTTATACTGCTCTTACCAACACAGATTTAAATACATTACAAACTGAAGGAAGATGGTATTATGCTGGTGGAGGCAATACTTGTACAAATATTCCAGTTGCATCTGCTGCATTTGAATTATATGTAGGTCGTAATGCAAGTGGATGGCGTTATCAACAATTTACTGTGACGAGTGGAGAAATTTATATTCGTGTATTTGATTCTAGTAATTGGGGTTCTTGGAGAAAACTTGCATTTACAAGCGATACTGTTACTGCTGCATCATCTGTTCCTTGGAGCGGTATCACAGGAAAACCATCAACATTTGCTCCTTCAAGTCATAATCATACGATTGCAAATATTACAGATATAGGAAAGGCTTCTGTTAATTTTGCAAATTCAGCAGGTTGTCCACAAGGATTTTCAAGCAGAACTACTACTGCTACATGGGGTAATCAAACAGGAACTGTTGTTACAGATTGGCATACTTCTAATGGTGGTGATATTGCATTTCGTGACAATAGCGGTCAATTAAACGTTGTTATTGATGGATTCTTTTATCAGAACGAAGGTAAAAATCTAGTTCTTGATTCTGGAAACTATTCTAATTATGCCGCAACTAAGATTCATACTCACACAATTTCCAATATTACAAATCTTCAAACAACTCTTGACGGTAAATCAAATACAAATCACACCCATGATTTAAACCAAATGATTAATACACTTACAAACGGTACGTCAGATCCAGCTGATACAGATTATTATATTGCTCAATATGCTGGTGGTGGATCAACTACCACAACTTATCATAGAAGACCACATTCTGCTTTATGGAATTATATAAAAAGTAAAGCAAATAGTGTATATCAGCCGAAGGGAAGCTATGCGGCATCCAGTCACACTCATGACGACCGGTATTATACTGAATCTGAGATTAATACGAAATTGGCTAGTAAATCAGACACCTCGCATACACATAATTATGTTGTTGGAAGCTATACTGGCAATGGTGGACAACAAAAACCAAATTATTTCGGAACAAATAAAGTTGGTTTCTTAATGATGAATACTACAGTAAATGGTGATTCTAATTATAAAGATTGGATTATCATGGATTGCTATGGTGGTAATGATGTTGGTGGTAGTGTTGCACTTGGAGTTAATAGACAAAAGCTTGCAGCATATATTATGCGATCTGCTGCTGAAAGATCTAGTTGGGCTGAAAGTGCTGAATTGCTTCATACATTAAACTATACCTCATATACCGTAACAAAGACCGGTTCTGGTGCATCTGGTACATGGGGAATTAATATTACAGGAGCTTCAGGTTCTTGTACTGGTAACGCAGCTACTGCATCCAATGCATCTAAAGTTAATGGTCATACTGTAAATTCCGATGTTCCATCTGGTGCTAAATTTACAGATACAAATACATGGAGACCTCTTGGTACAGCAGCAAATACAGCTTGTGCAGGTAATGATTCACGTCTATCTAACTCTCGTCCTGCTAGTGATGTATATTCTTGGGCTAAAGCAAGCTCAAAACCTTCATATAGTTGGAGTGAAATAACCAGTAAACCCTCTACTTTCACACCGGCTTCACATACACACGCATATATACCTTTATCTGGAGGCACAATTACAGGTAGTATAATACGTAGTAGTGGAGGAAGTTGGATATCAGCTAGAAATAATGTAGCAGTTCGTGGTACTGCAACTGGTAAAGATTCATGGAATCCTGTGGTTGGTCAAGCTACACCAAATGGATATTGGACAATTGGCAACTTAGCGTCAAATGATAATTTAGCATTTAGCTATACTTCTAACACAAATTATAATGCCGGAAACAATTCGGCTACAACAGTGTATTTACCAGTGCAAGAAGGAACTATCATTACTTCTGCAACAATTGGATCTCAATCTGTAAAATATGCTACAAGCGCTGGTTCTGCCGGTTCCGTAGCATGGGGAAACGTAAGTGGTAAACCATCTAGTTATACTCCATCGTCACATACACATGATGATCGTTACTATACAGAAACAGAAATAAATACGAAGTTAGGAGCAAAACTTGGTGCAGTATCAGCAAACGGTTACTATGGTATGACAAGACCAGATGGTAATACATCAGACTGGATACGTACTACAACAGCTGGTCTTATACCGTATCAGTCTGGCGGAGCCGGTGCAGGACATTGCGGAATAGGTACAAGTTCATGGTATTTTAGTAATGCATATATTGATACGGTTAATTGTGTAAATACAAACGCAAGTGGATATTTGCAAGCGAATGGATTAATTAATACCTATTCAGAATACCAATCACAGAAAGGAAGCCGTGACTGGAGATTTGGCTCTGCAACTGGTAATGGAGATCAAAACTGGTTCGGATTTTATGACTATACATATGGTTTTCATGGTGGATGGTACGGTCCGGACCACATTTTTAGAGCTTATGGTGAGCTTCAGTCTACTTCAGCTAACTCATTCCGATCTGTATATGGTAACTATGGTTTTATTATTCGTAATGATGGAGCGAATATTTATTTTATGATGACCAAGAGTGGTGATCCATATGGTATATGGAATGACAATTATACAGTTTTCACTCCAAATGGTGAATGGCAAGTAAAAAAATCTCCATATGATAATGGTATGTCTACAGAAAGAGGATATGTGGTAGTATCTGATTCAAATGATAATAGAGTTTATTCTATATCAAATCATAATACAAATTATCTTGAAGTTAGATGTGGGCTTAATATATATCATTGTACATATTCTAATTCAGATATTAGATTGAAAAAAAATATTAACAATACATCAATTACCAATGCTCTTTCTGTTATTAATTCAATTAAAGTACGACAATTTGATTGGAAGGAAACAAATATACATCAGTCAATAGGATTCGTTGCAGATGAACTAGAAAAACTTGACCCTAATTTTTCACAAGGTGGTGGAGTTACAAAAGATGGTGGAATAGATGTTAAATCTGTAAATAGTTTTTATCTTCAAGGATATATAGTTAAAGCACTTCAAGAATTAAGCTCTCAGGTTTCAGATCTGAAACAAGAAAACAAACGACTCAAACAAAAACTAAATATGTGCAACTAAGGTTACTCTTAATTGAGTGACCTTTTATTTTTTTACTCAAAATTTGAAAGGAGCAATATATTATGATTATTTTAGGCAAAATTAAAGTTGATGACCAGGTATTTAAGTATTGTGAAATTTCCTATGATCCATTTTATGTAACAGTCATGTCTGAGAACGAAAAAGCAATTGTAGACCTCTTCAATAGTGCGAAGTCTATTATTGTAATGGATCAGTATGGTCTGGTAATCAAATCTATCACAAATTATTGCGGCGTTGAATCTTCTACTGTAAAATACGATTTTTACTGCGATAATGATAACACTATGAAACCTGTAATTAATATTAAACTCAAAGCGGTAGATCTAAATGCAAAAATTAAATCCATTGAAGATGCAATGAACGGTGATGTTACCGATGAGTCTAATATGTCTCTTGATGAATATAAAGCGTACAAAGTAAAACAGTATGGCGATGAATGCCAGAAGAAAATCTACGCTGGAGCTGATGTGGAAACTGCATATGGTAAAGAACACTTCTCTGCCACAGGTGATGATCAGGCAAATATTAAAACTTTATCTGATGTTGCCATGGCAACAAAGGTATCTCTTCCATATCATGCTGACGGTTCTCAGTGTAAGGTATATTCTTACCAGGATATTATTAAAATTTACTGTGAGATTCAGAAACTAATTCTTGCAGAGACATCTTATTGTAATGCTTTGAATACATATGTAAGAGGACTTAATACTAAAGAACAGATTGCGGCTGTTAAGTATGGTCAGGAAATTACAGATCAGACAATTAAAACTAATATGGATACCGTAATTGCGCAGGGAAATGCTGTAATGGAAGGTATTGTAAAGCAGTATCTTGAAACTGCAGTACCAGAAACTAAGACAGATGTTAAGGACACAGAAAATACTACAGATGGTACAGATAATATAGAAGATGCAGCTACAGAAAAATCATCTAAAAAGGCGTGATATAAATGAATAAATTAAAGCCATGGGCTAAATATTTATTTTTGTTTTACATGGGTGGTTCTATCTATTACTACATAGAAGTCCTGTTCAGAGGATATAGCTATTTAAGTATGTTTATTCTTGGTGGAATATGTTTCATTTATTGTGGGTTGCAAAATGAAAAAACTTCATGGGATTATCCGTTTTGGAAGCAATTAGCAAAATCTGAAGCATTTGTACTAATAGCAGAATTTTTGACAGGATGTGTTTTAAACTTATGGCTCGGTCTTGGAATTTGGGATTATAGTAATCTTCCTGGAAATATTCTCGGACAGACTTCTTGGCAGTTTGCATTACTCTTTTTGCCGGTATGTGCATTTGGAATTATCTTGGACGATTATCTAAGGTACTGGTTCTTTAATGAAGATGAACCACATTACAAT